GTTGCTCCTTACATAGGTTGAGGGGTTGCGCCTGGCATCTGCATACCAGGTATTGCTGGCGCTGCTGCCAAAGCCTTACCTTCCGGCGTTGCGCCACCCGCCTGTGGAAGAGTCTGAAGCATCTGCAAGATTTCAGATTGCTTAAGTTCGTTGGTCGATTCGCGCTTGCCGCCGATCACGCCACTGAGCGCCTTCAAAGCAGACAACGCTTTCTGACCTTCTGGTGAATCACCGCCCAATGCTGGTAACGACTGTTCGATCAGGTCGATTGCTAGACCAAGGTTGACTAACGCACCTTCGCGGTTGCCCATCTTGGGTTCCGGCGTAGACATAGGCGAGGCCATTGGCGGGGTTTGGTCGGTTGCAGAGGCTTCCGAGGCCATGGGAGAAGGCTGTTCTGGTGAACGCTGCGCCTTCATCATCTCCATTAACTTGTCTGGTGGTACGCTCATATTTACCCCAATAGATTTTGGCGATAGCAATAATGTTTTTGATAGCTTTTGTCAAGTGGGGGCGTATATTTAACTTCCCCGCCCCCTGGGAGTAATCCTCAAGGGATTACTTGCGTGCCTTACGGCCTTTGCGTGCTTTGCGTGCCATGGTCTTCTCCATTAAGCAGCGGCCAACTTAGAAAGGGAAGTCAGCCATACCCTATCCCTTGCGGGGGATTAACGACGGGTCTTGCGACCGCGCTTCATTTTCTTGTACATGGTCTTCTCCAAGTAAGTTATCCCCTTACCGTTCTGCCGTAAGTCCGTGTGCTTGGGCTACGGTCAAAATTCTTAATGCCTTGCACCCTATATTGCAGATCAGGGCTTCGTGGTGAGTCTTTCATAGGCTGCGTCGTGCCAGCACGGGGTTGATCAGCCTTGGGAGAGATATTCTGTCCAGCCATCATTCACCTACCGCTTTCAGATCAGGTTTACCCTCTGGTTTTTGCTGTTGTTGAGGCTGTTGGGCTTGTTTAGCCTCATTCCGCTTCAACTTTTCCTTCAGCAACTGCTTCATCGGAGGTTCTAGCAAATCTATCAGAGATTCCTTGTCAATAGCGCCAGCCTTAAACATATTAAACGCTAATTGCCGCAAATCTTCTGTAAAGATTGGGCTATTTGAGTGGGCATCGACTTTCACCACATAGTTGTTGGTGAATTGTTCAGGAATAAACTTATTGCCTTCCGAGTCCGTCAAATGCGTGTTGTCGTAGGCTTGCAGCGCCTTCATGTAGAGCGTGGATACTTTTTCCAGACTATCTTCAACAATAAGCGCCCGTTTTTTGGCGCGTGAGGAGCCGAGTCGGGCAAGTTGGCTGGCGTGTCCTTGGCTTCTGACCCCAGTTTCGCCTCTTCCTGAGAGTACGCTTGTAATACCTGACGCTTCCGCGAACATCTGATCCACTTCACGGATCACCTCAAACAAGTCAGGCGGCATTTGTGGGGCGAGTTTCTCGACCTTGGCATTCGGCATATCCGTTGCCAGCAAGCCACCCGCACGGTTTAGGGCAAAGTTCTTCTCATCCAGAATGCCAGTAAAGCCAATCATCGCCGTTGGCGGCGCTACCTGCTTAGATAACAAGTCCAGAATTTCTTCCATCCGCTTGTTACGCAAGGATTGCAAGAACACCAGACGCTGTACTTCGCTCTGACCCCAATAATAATCGTACATGGGGTTAGGGCAAATCTGGACGAATGGCAGTTCACCCTTTAGGAATACCTGCTCACCAGGACGGTCATAAATGACAACATCCGGTTCGGCAATGGTGACAACCTGATAGTCGAGTATGTCATCGTTCCAGACCCACAGTTCGGTCATCTCAATGGTTTCTTCCGACACCTTCGCTTTGTAGCGGTTCATGCCGGACAGGTCTAGGTTGACCGTACCCACCATGGTTGGGTTGGATTGAGAGAGGATGATGCGGTCAATGCCGTCAGGAATTTCAATCTGCTGCGGCTTGTAGCTGGAAGTAACGCGCTTGACGATCTGATCCCGCTTGGGATGCGAGTACAGACGGGCATACAGTTCCGACTTGGTGATGTAATACTTCTGCGCCATTGCTTCCTGGCGGTCGGTGTACGGTGTGTCTTCCCTCAGAACGCCCACAGACGCAGGCTCCACCATGTACGGGTGGATGCCGTTGTTGACGATCAGCTTGACGTAGGTAGTTCCGAAAGCCAGCGCCCAAGTCAGGGCGGTTGAGAACACTTGGTCGCAGTTCGAGTTCAGCCACTCATCGTTCAACAGATTGGTGAGGGTAGGAATCTTGCGGTGTTCTTGTGGGCTGACTTCAGCGCCGACGTTGATGGTAAAGCGCGTCGTTTCTGCCGAGTACAGGAACGAGGTAAGTTGATCTAGGTGCGGGAAGATTTTGTTGAATAGCGCCGGTGGTTCTTCCGGCGGCGATCCAAACAGGTAGTAAGAACGCAGGGTTGCATAGTCGGCCTTGCGTTCTTCTACCGACACGAAGCACTTGTCTATCAGGTCAAGATAGAACTGCTCTCTGTGCAACGGGTCACTTGGTATCCGCATTTTTACTTATTTGCAGGTTCTCATGGTCGGCTATATAACTCGCTGTGCGCGGTGCTGTCAAGTTACCAAGGTCTTTTGGGTTCACGCCAACGGATTCGCCGTTGACAGAACGATAACCATTGCCCTTGACTAGGCTGTCCACATTCCAGCGACCACCGGCATTTCCCCAAATAGCGGCATCACCTGGGCGCTCTTCTTTCGGCGCAGGTGCATTGTTGCGCGTTAGATAACCCGACTGGCTTTCGCCCTCGCGGGTGGACTTAATATCCGTCATGTTGAAGTCCATTGCCAGTTGGTTAATGGTCTTATCGTTGTGCTTGGTCTTGTCTGACTTCAGACCTACCGGCTGCAAGTGAACAATCGCCACCTCCTCCTCGCAAGCCTTCATCGGACACTGCGCCTCAAACGACTCAAAGTACCCGTGCGTTGGGCAGTGATAATCTCGTAATATAGCCATAATCAAATCCCCTTTAGTTTGTCATCAAGTGAATAACCAGAATAATCAAGACGATTCTTGATACCCAAATCCAGTTTAATTTCGCCATTTTTGACGGTCAGACCGTACCCTCTCACCATTCGTAGTTTCGGAACCTTGCGCCACTCTATCCACTTCTTGCCGTATCTTTCCATAACGGCAATCTCTCCATTACGCCAAGCGTCGTAACCCTTAGACACTCTGCGCTGGATATGTTCTGTCAGCGGATATTTCTCATGATCAAAGACGTTGTACAGGGTTGTTTTGTCTACTCCACACAGTTCGGCAAACAACTCCAGCGGGATGCCCCGATTCTTGTCAGCCATAAACGCCTTGACCATACGGATCAATTCTTTTTTAGGAATGACATCAAGCAAAGTTGAACTCCACAAAAACACCGCGCTTGGGATGTTGGGCAATGAAGTTATTGCCACACTGCTGGATCACATAGCCAAACCCCTTGATTGCTTCCAGCAACGCGCTTAAACGATCTAGAAACCACGTCTTCCACGTCCAGCATTCAAAGATAATGGGTGGATAATTATTCTTCTTCAAGGTTTCCAACCCGCCAGCAATCACAGCTTGTTCCATACCTTCCACATCAATCTTGATCAGACCAATGCTAGGAAAGTTGCAGCTATCAAGTGGGCGTAAGTAGATCGTTACTTCCTCGCCCTCGGTTGTTACTTCATACTGATTTCGACGCACCTCATCATCCAGCGAGAACGCGCCCACATTCATCTCGCGGCTGTAATCAGGCACAGTCACTGTCAACTGCTGTTTCTCTGCCCCAAAGCCGTACTCGCTTGTAATGATGTTGGTTAACTTGTTTAGCCGAATGTTTTCTTCCAACAAGGCAAATATCTTAGGCTGCACTTCATAACAATAAAAGTCACGATGCCGAAACTCGGCAGCCAGGGGAATTACAAACGTGCCAATGTTTGCCCCAATATCCAACACGCAGCCCACGTTGTGTGTGATTAGACTGTGAGCAATCTGAACGACTTCCGGTTCATACTCACCATTTGCCATCAAGTGTTTGGCAATTAAGTCGTTCTCACTCGCTACTTGGTAACGCAATCCGTTCTTTCCTTCTATCATTGTTGGCCTCCGTAGATGCCAATGCGCTTTAAGTAATCACTGACATTCCTACCCACCGCTACCTGCTCCGGTGTCATCTCATCTGTCTTGCGCGAATTTTCGCGGGTCAGCTTCTGTGCAATCAGGCGCGGCTGCACCTGTTCTGCATACGCAGCGGTTGCCAGGGCAGCAGCCATCACTCGGTCATCCTTGTTGCGACCTGTGGCCTCAATACTTGAACCATCCCGCACAATGGTCTTCATCTCTTCAATCAAGTCGGTTGAATAGATTGCCATCATGTTTCGCTCGAAATAGTCTTTCATGTACGACAGCATTCGTTCTTTGGTCTGTGACGTAGTGATCCAGCCAATCGAATTAGACATCCCACCTAACGTATCGTTACGCCGCCAGATGTAGTTACTCATGCTGCCTAGCACGTTCATCAGGTCATGTCCTGCTTGACCAGCAAGCGCAGAGGCTTGGCGTTTTAAGTTACGCAGTTCGTTAATCACGGCCTGACCAGGGCCATTGACTTCCAAGTTAAGGGTTGAGTTCTTGTATGCGCCAGCAAGGTGGGCGATCACCCACGCGAACTGGTAGGTGTTCATCTCCGGTGTCGCAAACTCCGCAACCTGCTCCATACCGTCAGCGTAGCAACGGAACACTTGTATGCAGAAACGATCAGCCCAATCAGAACTGCCATAAGCAGGGTCTGCACCAATAACGTAATAAGCTGTATCAACCGGTTCCTCCCACACCTTCAATGTTCCCATCTTCTCGGTCGAGGACTTGACTTCCGTGTCTTGGAAGTTAACGCCCATGACATACCGATAATTGTCGTGGTCAATCTTCTTTGCTAACTTCATTGCGTCTGTGCAACGGGAATTCGAGAAGAACGAAGTCCCCGTCATGATGAAGGCGTAGTCTTCTGTTGGCGGGAACTCCTGATACATCAGGGCATCGTCTTTAATGCCTTCAGACATCATCCAGCGCCACCACGCAAGTTGTCTGGACGTTATCTCAAAGTTGTAGAGCTTCTTGATGTCCCGTGTCCATTCCTTTTCTTCGCCGGTCAGCTTGCCGTCCCAATACACCTTGTAGATGTTGGAGGTGGGGTCAGCCGAGTAGAACT